TTTGAAGAATTTATATCACCATTTATGGAAGCAGATGATGATGTTGAACTTTCATCAAGACCTCGTGAAGGTGATTTAGTATTTTTTCCATTAGGTCAAAGATTATTTGAAATTAAATTTGTAGAACATGAAGAACCTTTCTATCAGTTAGGTAGTAATTATGTTTATAAACTCAAATGTGAACTCTTTGAATATGAGGATGAAGTTATTGATACTTCTATTGATGCGATTGATACTCAAGTCGAAGATGAAGGATATATTGCAAATCTTCAACTTGTTGGAGTTGGTAGAACTGCAACTACAACAGCATTTGTTGGAAGTGGATATATTCGTGAAATATTCTTGAATAATGATGGTCATGGATATACAAGCACTCCTACAGTTGCGATTTCTACTTCACCAAGTGCTTTAAACTTCTCAGATGCAACAGCAGTTGCATTTACAACTGAGAGAGCAGGTAGTAAGTCGGTAGAAAAAATATTGTTAACAAATGCTGGATTTGGATATACAGAAGCACCTACCATTACAATTACGGGTGGTGGTGGAAGTGGTGCAGCAGTAACTTGTTCAATTAATACATCATCTAATGGTATTGTTAGATTTAATGTATTAGATGGAGGAGTTGGTTTTGGTACTGTCCCATTAGTTAACATACCTATTCCAAATGCTGGTGTAGCAAGTGACCGTGCAGTTGGTCTTGCTTCAATTGGTATCGATGTTGCAACTGGATTTAATGAAGTTAAGAATATATTTGTAACTAATCCTGGTGCAGCGTACACATCAGCACCTACAGTTACAATATCTGATCCAGAAACTATTAGTGGTATTGGTACTTACCACTTTAACGAGGTAGTTCAGGGTATGCGTTCAGGAACTCAGGCAAGAGTTAAGAATTGGGATTATGACACTAAAATACTTAAAATTGGTAATGTTGGAATTGGAACAACTACGACAGGATTCTTTCCTGGTGAAGACGTTAAAGGACTTGAATCTGGTGCATTATACAGTGTTTCTGTGTTTGATGAGGATAATACTACCGATAAATATAATGAAGGTGACATATTTGAGTCAGAAGCAGACTTGCTTATCGACTTTTCAGAATCAAATCCATTCGGGAGTTTTTAAATGGGATATCCAAAACCTTATAAAATACCATATGATCCTTGGTTTGATTACAACATTCCAGCAGCAATAAATGATGCTTTACAATGTTGGATAGCAACTGAAAATACAGCAAAGTGGACAACTGAAGTTGATGAAACTGTACATTCTAAAATGTATGATTTGGCAACAGAAAGTGGTTTATTATTAGGTGGATC